TCTTACCCCAGTACCATGGCGTTGCAAGCTCGCCGCGGCCTACCATGGGGCTGTGGCCCGCTTCGTTCTCAGTGACCAGCGACGGGATATAGCCGCGGCCCTCCTCGAACTGCGTTGCCAGTATGACAAAGCACTGCCTAGCGCCGGTCATGTCGTCACCTCTGGCTCAAATTCTGCGAGCGTTTCCAGTGCGGCCATTAAGTCGCGCTGTTCATCCTTATATTGGGCTTGCCGCTCCGGATCATCGTTACAGCCGGGGATGATGTACTCGTCTAACTCTTGGCCCCATAGGTCCGCGGCATCTATCACCACCTTTAGGGCCTCGCGTTGCTTTTGGTTCATGTCGTACTCCTCGTGTGTTATGGGAATGCCTCCCAGATAGCCGCCTGTCACGCGGCTACGTGTGGGCACTCAACTAAATAGGCATAGCTGTGTCACCTCCGTTGCTGGCTTGGGCATGATGGTCCGGGCAATACCTCCCCACTGGTCCGCCATGGCTTCGGCAATGCCCTGATAGGTCTTGCCGCGCTTGTGCCCGCGGTCACTGCAGGGCCCCATCTTATCCGCGCCACAAGGGCTCTGATTGCCCCAGCGCTTGCGCAGTTTGCCGCGCCACATCACCATTTTATGCGGGATGTAGTCGGCGGGGTCTGCGACCAGCTTGGGCAGCTTGTCGAGCCACAGGCTCGTGGTCTTGCTGACATCGTGGCCAAATTGGTACGGGTGTATTTCTTGGTCCGCCTTGCGGATCGCGGAGCCGATACGGCCGCGCGGGTTCTCAAGCGCTTGGCGCTCAACCGGTGCCGCCATCAGGTCGCGCACGAATTCCAGCGCCGCGTCGGATTTCAGCTGCCGCGCCGGGTAGTGCCTGTCATGCTTTTCTTGGCAGCGCCATAGCTGACAGCTGGCGAGGTAGGTACACGGCGGGAATGCAATCATAGTGTGATAACCGTCGCCCATAATGTCGCGCACATCGCCCTGATAATGCTTGCCGGTGCTGGCGAGCAGGTCGCAGCTGGTGGCATCGTGACCACGCGCTGCAAAGGCATCGCGGACTGTGTTTGACCACTCGCAAGCGAGCAGAATCCGTGACAAGTAATAGCCGGAGCGCTTGGCCCTGCCTTGCGCTGTGTGCATTTCGGACTGAATCGCGGTGATATCAAAGGACCCAGGCCGCTGCAATTGGGCCGCCTCATACATCAGCTGGCCGCTGTCGGTGTAATCATCGGCGACCGCGTCACCGTTGCGCACGTTCAGCAGCTGGCCGTCTGTCAGCTCCGCACGGATAGCCGCGGAGAAGTCCGCGGCCAGCCGTGTGACGTCGAGGCGGGGCAGCCTAGCTAACATGGCGGCGCTGCAGTTCCGCATCCTTGCGGTATTCAATCTCGGCGCGCATGGCATCCTTGAGCGCTGCCTGATAGTTCGGCATTGCCCGGTAGCCGTGGCTGTGCATGGTCTCGGCTTCGGGGGCAAGGTCACGATGCGCTGCCGTGGCGTTCATCAGCTTAAACTCGATCGACTGCTTGCTGCGAGCTTTGAGGGCCGCCGTATTCAGGCCGCTATCAATGGGCCCGGCGTGGCTGTTCTGAGCCCCGCGGATCATAGCCGCCTTGTTGTAGGCCACGCCGAATCCGACGTAATCAAGCATGGCGAAATACAGCGCCACAAGCGCCGCGTTCTCTGCCTCGCTCCATGGTGGGTGTCGTGTTGTCATGTCAAGCTTCCTCGTGTGAGTGGCAAAAGCGCCACCGATCAGAGCCCCGCAGGGCCCTGTGCGGTGAATCCTATGCTACTGCCGTCCGTGCTTGAGTGGCGACGTGAGCGCTGCCGTAGCGGTCGCGGATGTCATCCATGGCCACATTGCCACGGCTGCGACGGCGGCCCTTGAAGTCATTGGGCGCGAAGTACCAAGCGAACTTCTTGGAATGCCATCTAAACCTGTTGCCGCTGTCTGTCTCGAACTGCTTGATGAGGTCCTTGGCTGCCTTGGTCTCACCTGTAACCCATAGCCAAGCGCCGCATATTTCAAGGTCCAGACCCACCACGCTCAACAGGTGGCTGATAGCGTCATTGAGGTCGCCACCGTACTGGCCAGCCGCCTCGGAGTGGTCAAGGCTGCCGCGAAAGTCTGCAAGCGCCTCCCGTGCTGCGTTAATGGCTTTCATCATTACCAGCCCTGCGGGGTTCCTGTCAGGGTGGTACTTCATGGCTGCGCGGCGATAGGCTGCTGTAACCTTCTCCGCGGTAATCTCGCCGTCGATTCCAAGCACCTTGGCGGCGCCGTGAATCAGGGCGGTGGCTTTGGTTGATATGGGCATGATGCCCTCCTCGTCGTGGTAGTTTCGTTACACCCTGCAAGCTACTGCTAACCCAAAGGGTGACTGCTTAGCGGGTACTGCCCCGCTTCCCCTCTTGATATACAGGACCAATGGTCCGGTGTCAAGCACTATTTTGGCAGGTGTGTAAACTGAGGCCCTCAAACCATAACCAAGCGCTGCAAGCTGAGACTATGAGCAAGCCTGAAAGCCAAGCCCTGCAAGCTACAGGCACCGAACCCAAAGCCAAGCCAGTTATCGGCCGTCCGTCGCTGTTCTCGGAGTCACTGGCGGCGTTCATTTGTGGCGAGGTGGCAGGTGGCAAAACACTGTCCGCAATCTGTAGGACGCCCGGGCTACCAGTGCCTGCAACGGTTCACAGGTGGCGGCGTGAGAATTCCAGCTTTAGCGCAGATTACGCACTGGCGCGCATCGACCAAGCCCATTCATGGGGTGACGAGTGCATCGCGATTGCTGACGACTCCACCATGGACACAGTTACCAAAACAGACCCGAAAGGGCGTACCTATGAGGCTGTAGACCATGAGAACATCCAGCGGGACCGGCTCCGGGTAGACACTCGGCGGTTTATGATGAGCAAGGGTGCGCCGCTGATCTACGGCGAGAAGGTGCAGCACGAGCATGGCGGCGAGATTGGCCACACGCATACGGTGCAGCTGTCAGACCGGGAGAGAATGCGCAGGCTTGCGACCTTCATGCTTGAAGATCAGGCGGCAGGCGTGACCATTGAGGGTGAAGCGGTGCACATGTCGATACCTGAAACGCCCGCCACCACTGGGCTACAGCCCGTAAACCATGCAAGCATGAGCCCTGCCGACATTGTACAAGGGGTGACAATGTCACCCCCCCTTGACGACCATGAACAATGAGAAGATAGGGGTCCCTATATCCACGGCGGGGGGCCCTGAGCGCGCGATTCAGCCTGGTGGTGGGGGCGATCCCCCGCAGTTTTTCCAAAAAATCCATACGAAAGGTTTTATTCGTTAGCCTAACGGATTTATGTTAGCCTAACGTATGGACGCACCCAAATGTCAGAATTTCCCCTCTTGCGGCAAGCGCCACTACGGCGAGTGTGGCGTGAAGCAGGAGCCTCGCCCGAAAAGGGCAGCCCGCAAGAAAACCAACAGGCCTGCCAAGGCGGGAGCGGTTCATTTTGTAGAGCCGGGGGAGCCTGTCGAGGGTGTAGTCAGTACGTTGACTGATCGTGAGTTGATTCGGGAGGCCTTGGCTCGAATTGAGAGTCTCGAGGAGCGCGTCAAGGTTTTGGAGGGTCGCAAGCGTTATCAGCGGGATTTAATGCGCAAGCGGCGGGCGGAGGGTAAGGCGTGATGGTTAATGATTTCCACATTTACTGGCTGGGGCCTTCGGAGTGGAGTGATGTTTTGTGGCGAATTGGTGCGGTTTACGGCGGCATTGAGGTGAGCATTGTGTTTGGCTTGCCGCTGGTGAAAAATTTTAATAATTACGATGAGCTGCAGGCGCGCGGCACTTGGGGGTTGGTACGGCAGCTGGATGCAGCGGAGCGTGATGCGGCGCCGCTTGGTAGTGCGTATGTGGGCTGGGTGCGCTGAATGGCGACAGGCAGGTCAAAATTTTTCAATGTTGAGCGCGATTGTGAGCCGTGGCAGCATGTGGACCCAACGAAGCAGCAGCTGGAGCGTCACAAACAGTTGCTGTTGCGGGGCGTGCCGCACGCTGAGTCTTGGGCGGCATCGATGACCAAGGGGTTGTTTGAGGCGGCATTTTTGGCAAGTCGTCCGCCCATTTTGGATGCTAAGCCGATGAGCAGGGAGGCGATTCTATTTCGGCGCGAGGAGGGCTGGTTGTTGCACTACATTTGGGGTAATGGCAATCCACATTATGTACCGTCTCCGACCGATCCATTGGTGTCTGGTGTTCACGACCGTTTCGACGTGGCGCAGCAGCTGAATGCTCGCCGGCAAGAGGTCGAGGAGCTACGTTGGCGTGGTAATTTTCTTGCCAGCTTGTATGAACACGCACAGCTTACTGCGCAGCGCCTGGACCGGGAGATACTGGCGGAGTTGGATGAAGCCCAATGAGTGATGATTTTGAGGTCCATCCTATAGGTACTCGCAGATTGATTGCGGAACAAGGTCTATGCGTTGCGGTATCGGAGCTGCGGCTGGATGATTTGCAGCAACCGGTGATAACAGAAACGATGAACCCGGCGGATATTCGTTATCGCCGTCGCGAGGCGATAGCGATGTACCGCTCATTTTGTTGGCACCGGGATTTGTATTTGCACAATTTCAGGGTTTTGACGAGGACTTACGGATGATCGAATTTGTGCTGTTGTTATGGTTGATTTTGCCCAACTGTGCGGTAGAGGGTTGCCCGCTGGAGATGTTGGCGCCGATCGAATTGGCGCGGTATGGCTTGTGGGGAGATTGCCAGGAAGGTTTGGCGACCGTGACGGCGAGCGGGCCTGAGATTGTGTTTATTGCCACTTGTGAGGCGGTGGAATGAGTGAAAACGCGCTAGAACGCGTGCAGAAAATCTTGCAGGCCAATAAGGCCAAGGATTTTGTGCAGCGAATTCTGGATCCGGATAACAGCCCCTCGATTGATCTGGGCAAGGGCTTTAAGGGTACACACCTGATGGCGACTGGCGAGGCGGATGGCAAGCATTATGCGTATCCGACCATTCAGCGCGATGCGGAGGGCAATTTGGTCAGACTGGAGCCGAATGAGGCGTTTGCCGAGGCGGCGGCCAAGGGCGAGCTGATTGCTTTTGATAGTGCCGAGGCGGCGCTGTGGTTTTCGAAAAATTACAAGCTGGTGTGGGGCCATGAGTGAAAACGCCCTGATTGACGAATTGCTGGCGAATTACCTGCACATGCCGCCCAAAGAACGCGCTGAGCTGGACGCCTTGATTGATGCGCGCTCGGATGGGCGTTTGTGGGTGCCGACGCCGGGGCCGCAGCTGGATGCGGCACGTTGTCAGGCGGATGTATTGCTGTACGGCGGCTCCGGTGGTTCTGGCAAAACCGACCTCGAGCTCGGCATGGCCTTTACCGAGCACAAAAAGACGCTGGTTATTCGCCGTAATTACACTGATCTGACTGGTTTGACCGATCGTGCCAAGGAAATCAACGGCACCGACAAGGGTTATAACGGCTCCAGCCCGCCGCGGCTGACGACCGTCAATGGCCGCGTTATCGATTTTGCCGGGGTTGATAAGCCCGGCGATGAGGACCACTGGCAGGGCCGGCCGCACGATTTGCTGTGCATTGATGAAGCGGTGCAGATGCGCGAAGCGGCGGTCAGATTCCTGATGGGCTGGGTGCGCGATGCGACGGATGAAAAGCAGCGCTGTCGCACCATTTTGGGCTCCAATCCGCCTACCAGCTCCTCCGGCGACTGGATTATCCCGATGTTTGCGCCGTGGCTGGATAACAGGTATCCGAATCCGGCCTTGCCGGGTGAATTACGCTGGGTGGTAACGCTGGTGGATGATGCCGGCAACAGCTTTGATCACTGGATCGAGGGGCCCGATGTCAAAATCGAATCCGGTCGCACCCATCCGGACGGCAAGCCGAAGTACTTAACGCCCGAATCGAGGACCTTTATTCCGGGCAAATTAGAAGATAACCCGTTTCTGGCGGCGGACGGCAAATACGCGGCGAAACTGGACGCCATGCAGGAACCTCTGCGCTCGGCCATTCGCGATGGCAACTTCATGGCCGCCAGAAAGGATGATGAGGACCAGCTGATTCCCTCTGACTGGGTATGGGCGGCGCACAACCGCTGGACACCGCAACCGCCGCTGGGGGTGCCGATGTGCGCCATTGGCGTCGATGCCGCAAGGAAAAAGGACGAAACGGTGCTGGCGCCGCGTTATGACGGCTATTTCATGGAATTGATCGCCAAACCGGGGCTGGAAACGCCACACGGCCGCGATGTCGCCGCTTTGGTGCTCAAATACCGTAAACACGGCGCCATGCCGGTAATTGACTGCGGCGAGATGAACGGTGCCGAGGCGTTCGCGCACCTGGAGGAAAACGGCGTGCAATGCTATCGGCATGTCGGTGTCGACCCTTCCACCGGCCGTACCAAGGAAAAACACCTCAAATTCTTCAATAAGCGCGCCGAGGTGTACTGGAAATTCATGGAGGCGCTGGATCCGGAACAGGACGGCGGTTGCCCAATTGCATTACCGGATGATGCCATGCTGCGCTCCGACCTGACCGCACCGCACTGGGAGCTGACCGCGAACGGCATCAAGATCACGCCGAAAAAGGATCTTGTGAAAGAGCTCGGTCGCTCACCGGATCGCGGCGATGCGGTGGTGATGAGCTGGGCGGCTGGCGCACGCGCCGTCACCGACCTGCAGCAATGGCGTGCCGATCAGCGAGGGGGTACACTCGGCAAACGTCGCCCGGTGGTGAATCTGGGGCCACGCAGACAGGGAATGCGCAGGAGAAAGTAATGTCAGGATTGAAAAATACCGGCAAACGCTTTATCAACGCCTCGATCGGCAAGGGCTATGCCACCAACAAGGAGCGCCGCGCGAAGAAGGTGGCGAAGCATCAGGCGGGCCTCGATGCCATGTTTGCCGGCGCCGAGTTGCCGGATGAAGAACTCATCAAACGCAACGAACGCCGCAAAGCCGCCAAACGCCGCGGCTCCCGGGTGAGCACGGTGCTCACCGATGAGGATCAGCTCGGATGATTCAGTTATGAGACCGGCGGAGCTTATTCAGCGCGGTATGCTGCTGTATTCCGAGCGCAAGGCGATGACGACGCTGTGGCAGGAAATAGCCGAGAATTTCTATCCGCAACGCGCCGATTTCATCATCACGCGCTATATCGGCGAGGAATTCGCCGAGCATTTGTATTCGTCCTATCCGCTGCTGGTACACCGCGATTTATCGAATGCCTTTGCCGCCATGCTCAGACCACGCGCAAAGGACTGGTTCGAGATTTCCATAGATGATACCGACAGCCTCAGCCGCGCCGGCAATGAGTGGCTGCAGGAAATGACCAAGCGTATGCGCCGTGCCATGTACGATCGCAAGGCCAACCTGGTGCGTGCCACCTCAGAAGGCGATGCCGATTTTGCCGCTTTCGGGCAATGCTGCATTTCGCGCGAAATTAACTGGAACACGCGCACGCCGCACCTGCTGTATCGCACCTGGCATCTCAGGGACTGTGCCTGGTCAGAAGCCGCCACCGGCTCCATTGGCGAGATTTACGTGCGCTGGAAGCCGACCATCAAGCAGCTCAAGGAACAATTCGGCGAGGCCAATCTACACCCCAACGTCGCCAAGAAAAGCGGCGGCGAAACGCTTTCGAAAGTGCCGTGTATGCGCCTTGCGGTGAGCACCGATATTTATCAGGGGCAGTCCGGGCAAGGCGAGGGCTACCCGTGGATGCTGGTGTACCTGGATGAGAACAATGGCACCATCATGGCCGAGACTGGTGTGCCGAGCCATGGTTTCACGCTGCCACGCTGGCAGACCGTATCCGGCAGCCAGTACGCCTATTCTCCCGCGACTGTGGCGGGGCTGCCTGACGCTCGCTTACTGCAAGCTATGTCTCTAACCCTGCTCGAGGCTGGTGAGATGAGCGTCAGGCCGCCGATGATTGCAACGCAAGATGCGATTCGCGGCGATATCCAGTTGTTTTCCGGCGGCATTACCTGGGCCGACAAGGAATACAACGAAAAAACCGGCGAAGTGCTCAGGCCGCTGACACAGGATCGCCGCGGTCTGCCGCAGGGCTATAACGAGCGCGACAATCAAATGGCGATGCTCGCCGAAGCCTTTTACATCAATAAATTAACGCTGCCGCCGCCGGAGGGCGATATGACAGCGTTTGAAGTAGGTCAGCGCGTGGAGGAGTACGTCAGGGCAGCCTTGCCACTATTCGAGCCGATGGAGCATGAATACAACGGCCAACTTTGTGAAGATACCTTCGACGCCCTTCTGCGCGCTGGCGTTTTTGGCTCGGTGCAGGACATCCCGCGCGAGCTGCAGGGTAAGGATGTACATTTTCGCTTTACCTCGCCATTGCATGAGGCGATCGAGCGCAAAGAGGCGGCGGTGTTCATGGAATCGGCCGAGCTCATCGCCACCGCGATGGAAATGGACCCGAGCGCAGTGGCGCACTACGATGTTGGTTCCTCCTTGCGCGATGCCTTGCAGGGCATCAATGTACGCGAAAAGAACCTGCGCCCGGAAAAGACCGTGCAGCAAATCATGGCCGCCAATGCCGAGCAAGCCGCGCTCGAGGAAGGCGCCGAGGTTGCCAAGACCGGCGCTGCTGCGGTCAGAGAGTTGGCCACGGCTGAGTCCAAAGTGGCATGATTAAAGACAGTATCGAGGAATGTATACCGCGGACACATCCCCACCAACGGCCGCACTACACCGAGGCCGAGGTGCAGGCATTACGCGCGGTGATGAACGGCCAAGGGAGCGCGCGCCAGCAGCGTATGTTGTGCGAATGGTTGATGCGGGCCAGTACCAAGGACGATTTGAGTTACCGCCCGGCTGACACGCACGCAACGGCGTTCGCTGAGGGCAAACGCTTTGTAGGAATGACCTTTGTATGGATGCTAAGGTCAGCCACGCGGCGCACGGATGATGATAAAATCGCCGCCCGACACATTGAGGATGACAAAAATGCCAGACCCGATAATCGATGATCCGAGCACCGTTGTAGACGGCAACTGGTACGACGCCATGGCCGGTGAGGATGCGGCCAGGATCGAAGTACTCAAAGAGTTCGAGACTGCTGAGGACTTTTACAAGCAGCATCAAGAGCTTAGCAACCGCGATTGGCGCAGCGAGATGGCCGGTGAGGACGATAAATTTAAAACCGAGATCGAGCGTTATGAGTCGCCAGCAGCATTCGCACAGTCCTGGCGCGAGCAACGCCAGACCATTTCATCCGGCAAAATGAAAGACGATCTGCCGGCAGCGGACGCCGATGAGGAGGCCGTGAAGGCCTACCGGCAGGCAAATGACATCCCGCTGGAGGTGGACGGTTATCTCAAAGACCTGCCCGAAGGACTGGTACTGGGTGAAGATGATGTGCCGATAGCCGAATCCTTCATGGGCGCACTGCACAGCGTCCACGCGCCGGTCAGTTATGCGCACGCGCTGATTGGCGCCTACAACGAGTTTGCCGAGGAGAGCCAAGCCGCCCAGTCGGAGCTGGATGTGACGCAGGCCAAAGAAGCCACCGACAGCCTGCGGCAATCGTGGCAGGCGGATTACCGTGTCAATATCAACCTGGTGGAAGCGTTTTTGGAAAACACCTTTGGAAGCGATGTCAAGGAGCAGCTGCTCAATGGCCGCTTTCAGGACGGCCGCGCCTTTATGAACGACGCCAAGGTGCTGGAGGGTCTGGCCACGGCACAGCGCAGACTCGACCCGGTGACGCAAATCATCGACGGCGGCGCCGATCCTGCAAAAACCATGAACGACGAAATCGCCGAGCTGGAAAAATTCATGTCCGAGCACCGCACGGCGTACAATAAAGACGAAGCCAAGCAAGCACGGCTCAGACAGCTGTACGGTATCCGCCTGCAACACGAAGCCGCGTAGGGAGAGCATTGATGAGCAGATTGTTGAAAAAGGCCGTGGGCAGCGCCAAAGCTGCCGGCGGCTCACAGCAATACACCGGTATCGATCCGGCTGGTAATGGTGTGCCGACAGCACCGGGCAACAGGCGCGCAAGGCGACCGAATGCACCACGCGCGCACCAGCTTGGCAGTGTGCGTTCGCCACTATCGCCAGGGACCAACTGATGGCTGAAACCGCACCGGTAACACACTACGTTGGCAAAAAACGTAAAAAGCCCGCCAAGACCGCGCTGCGCGGCTACGGCGGTGGCCACAAGAAAAAGTTTAAAACCGGCGGCACCAAGCATGTGGTTGCATCTACCGGTGGTTCGCTGTAGATTCAGATGCACCACACAGGCCGGACACCCTCAATTGAGCCCCGGCCGCCTCACCGGCTCCTGACGCCGGGCCCTGCGGCCCCTTAACGGCTACCCCGCAAGCCAGCAGCCAGGCTACCCCGACAAGTGGAATAAACGGACTTTATTCTTTTTGGGAGAAGCCTGATGGCTGAAACAGCCTTTCAAATTCAATACTGGCAGGAATTCATCTCCGGTTTCGAGCAGCTGGTGTCAATCGTTCGGGAGACCACGACGACCGAGTCGGTCATCAAGGGCAACCAAGCGACTTTTCTGGTAGCTGATTCTGGCGGCGCGACCGCCAAAACGCGCGGCGTGAACGGACTCATTCCGGCACGCGGCGACAACCTCACGCAACCGGTTGCAACGCTGGTCGAGTGGCACGATCTGGTCCGCAAAACGGATTTCAATATCTTCGCGTCACAGGGCAACCAGCGCGCCATCATGCAGAAAACCTGCATGGGCGTCATCAACCGTAAAATCGATCAGGACGTGTTCGGCGAGCTCGCCACCAGCACCGTCAATCTGGGTGCGGCGGTGACCTCGAATACCCTCCGGGTACTGCGTGGTAAAACGGTACTGGGCAACAACGATGTGCCGTGGGACGGCAATATCTGCTTTACCTTAACGCCGGCGACGGAAGCCTACATGATGGGCGAGAATGACTTTTCGAGTCGTGACTTCACGATGAACGGGCCATTCGACTACGCCGATCCGGCGTGGAAAGACCGTCCGATCGTATATCGTTGGCTCGGTATGAACTGGATCGTACACCCCAATCTCAATGGTGGTGGCGGCCCCGGTTCGGCAACCGAGGAAACGTATATGTATCACAAGTCTGCTATCGGCCACGCTTACAACGCGGACGATCTGGAGGCGAAAGCGGGCTACGATGAGGAGCAGGATTACTCCTGGTCTCGTTGCAGTATTTACATGGGCTCACAGCTTTTGCAGGGACCGGGCGTGGTAATCATCGCGCATGATGGCTCCGCACTCGCTGCTGCATAGGAGGATTGAGACATGGCTTATGACGTAGCAAATCCGCCAAAACTGGTGGTAGCGCATGTTGGTGATGGTCCTGGAGTCTGGATTTATGCAGATACCGATGCCCACACCGCGATTGACGCTGACGATTATTTCTCTGACGGCGATGACATCGGGATGCGACTGGGCGATGCCCTGCTGTATTTCGATACTGATACCGACACCAGCACGATTCATTTCGTGCGCACGCCGGTTACGGCTGGTGCCGCTTCGGTGACGATCGCCACGATCGCCTAAGTGGCGTAAGGGATCGCTTTGCGCGACAATGCGGGGCAGGCTCATGTGGGCCTGCCCCTTTTGTTTTTTTGGAGAGCTTAAATGTCTGAAACAGCAACCGCCGAAGCGCTTGACCCGGAACTGGATGCACCTGCGGTGGAGGAACCCGCAAAGGCCGTGCCACCGAGCCTGGGGCGCTTTGGTTTACAGGAATCGCACAATCAGATATGGCGCCTGAATGTGCCAGTGGAAGTCACTGCCGAGCAATGTATGGATGAAGGCTTCTGGGCACATCTTGCCCTGCACCTGCGGCCGGGCGATGAAATTCGGGTGTTTCCCGATGACATGACCTGGGAGTTGGTGTTGCACGTTGTCGATCAGGGCAAATCCTTCGCGCATGTGGTGAAAAAGGTCTTGTATCGACTGGCCGCAACCACTGGCAAGGTGGAATTACCATCGCTGTACAAGGTGGATTTTGCCGGCACCACGCATCGCTATCGCGTCATCCGTGATGGCAAGATGCTCAGGGATGGCTTCGCAACCGAGCCGCTGGCGCGCAGATGGGCGGCAAACCATGAGGCCGCCGTCAACCGATAGCCGAATCGAGGGACTGAATCCAGCCGCAGGGATGCGGCGGTGATGGAGTGAGACATGACCGATCAACTGAGTATTTACAATGGCGCGCTGACGATCCTGGGCGAGCGTAAACTCGCATCCCTGACCGAAAACCGCCCGCCCCGCAAAAAGCTCGATGATATCTGGGGCAACGACATGCGCAAGCGTGTGTTGCAGCACGGCCAGTGGAATTTTGCCGCACGCGCCGTGGAGCTCGGCTTCTCGCCATCCACCACGCCGGCCTTCGGCTACCAGTTTGCATTCGACAAACCAATTGATTTCGTGCGCACCATGATGGTGTGCTACGACGAGTATTTTAATATCCCGATCACGCGCTATTCGGATGAAGCCAAGTGGCTATTCACCGACACCGAGCTGATTTATTTCAAGTATGTCTCGATGGATACGCAGTGGGGCTTTGACCTTAGTCTGTGGCCGGAAAATTTCACCGAGTACGTGGAGCACTATATGGCCTTCAAGGTCGCGCCACGCCTCACCGGGCTTGATTTCGACAAGCTGGATCTCGGCCGGCTGATGGAACACGCGCTGATTGCGGCCAAGGCGACTGACGCGATGGAATCGCCAGCCAAGTTTCCGCCCAAGGGTGGCTGGGCCCGAGCGCGACAGGGGTTCCGCTCCGGCTCACAGGAGCGTGGTAATCGTAGTCAGCTGATTGGCTGATGAGCAGGACCACCAAAGAACTGCTGGCTTTTAACAGGGGCGTGATATCGCCGCGGGGCCTGGCGCGTATTGACATCGAGCGCATGGCAATGTCGGCCGAGATACAACGCAACTGGATACCGCGGGTGCTGGGTTCAATGATGCTCAGGCCGGGCCTGAAATTCATCGATCGCATCAATTCTGACGCTACCAGCGCTGGCCGGCAGGTGCCATTCACGTTTGGTGTTGACGACACGGCGGCACTTGAATTGAGCCCGGGAATTGTGCGGGTGCGCATTAACGATGTGCTGATTACCAAAACATCAATTAGCACCTTGATTGCAAACTCCGCATTTACGACTTCGGTTCCGGATGCGAACTGGACGGATAATTCTGAAGCCGGCGGGGTGGTTGGCCATGCCTCTGGTCATGCCCTGATAAACGGCAATGGTGCGAACTTTGGCATCATGCGCCAAAGCGTTAGCGTGGCGGGCCCCGATCAGAATAGTGAGCATTTTCTAAATGTCGTCATCAGCGATGGCCCGGTAAGGCTCAAGGTTGGCTCTACGGCGGGCGATGATGATTACGTGGCCGAGGTGCGCCTGGAGCGCGGCAATAGCGTGCTGGCATTCACGCCGACCGGTGCGAGTTTTGTGGTCGAGTTTGCGAACGAGCGTGAATTTAACGCCAGAATCAATCAATGCACGGTTGTTACCGGCGCGGTGCCGTTGGCAATTGGTACGCCATGGGCGGCAGCTGCCGATTACGACCTGCTGCGCTGGGCGCAGTCTGGCGATGTGATTTATTTTGCAAACAACAACGACCGGCTAACGAAGATTGAACGCCGCGGTGTTGGCCGTTCCTGGGGTGTGGTGCAGTATTTGCCGGAAAATGGGCCATTTCGGGTGCAGAACGTATCCGGCAATACAATCACGCCGAGCGCGTTAAACGGCGAAATAACGCTGACGGCACGGACGCCGTTGTTCAAACAGTCCCATGCGGACAATCGCACGCTGTTTCGCATTGCCAGCGCCGGGCAGACAGTGACGGTGTCCGCTGGTGCGGCGGATGTTTTCACGGACCCGATCCGCGTAGTCGGCTCTGAGACTGCACGGGTGTTTTCGCTGATTATAGAAAATCGCGTTGATTCCACCATTACCCTGCAATTTGCCTTTAGCGCCGATGGGCCGTGGAATGACACAGCGCCGCAGTACACGGCCGACATCTCGACCTCATACGATGACGGCCAGGACGGCCAGATTATCTATTACCGGTTGGGTATCAAAACGGGGGATTACGGCACCGATACCGTTATTTGCACGCTCAACTACACCGGTGGCTCGATCGAGGGTGTGGCCAGGGTGAACGCCTTTACCAGTTCCACGGTTGTCAGCGCACAGGTATTGAAAGATTTTGGTGCCATTACCGCCAGCAAGGATTGGTGGGAGGGTGAATGGTCGGATCGTCGCGGCTACCCAAGTTCGGTGGCGCTGCATGAGGGGCGCCTGTTTTTGGCCGGCAGGGATAAGATATTCGGCTCGGTGTCGGACGGCTATGAGGACTTTGGTGATGCAACCGAGGGTGACAGCGGGCCAATTTCACGCTCGATTGGCTCGGGGCCCATTCGTGTCATTCATTGGTTGATGTCGATGGGGCGGTTATTGTTGGGCACCTCGGAAAACTCATCGAATGTGGCGGCGGCACAATACGATGGCAATAACCCGCTTGGGGTGCGCTCCAATAGTTTCGATGAGCCGCTGACGCCGACGAATTTCAACATCAAGACGATCAGTTCCAAGGGGCTGTTTGTCGATCGCACCAAGCAACGGTTGTACGAGCTGGCCTATAACCTTGATGAGCAAGATTACCGTTCGCTGGACCTGTCTGTGTTCACACCAGATTTCAATGTTGTTGGCATTACCCGCATTGCGGTGCAGATGAAGCCGGACATCCGCATTCATTGCGTGAGGACGGACGGCACGGTGGGCATTTTGGTCTACGACCGGCTGGAAAATGTAATTTGCTGGATGGACGTTGATTCGCCGGGTGCCGGTGGCCTGATTGAAGATGTCTCGGTATTGCCGGGACTGGTTGAGGATCAGGTGTACTACATCGTCAAGCGCACCATTAACGGCGGCACCCAGCGGCACCTGTGTAAGTGGGCGCTGGAGTCTGAGGCGGTTGGTGGTTTACTGAACAAGCAGGCCGACTCATTCGTGGAATATGACGGTGCTGCCACGGTGACGCCATTCACGACAGAGCTATTGCACCTGCGCGATGAGACTGTGGTGGTGTGGGCTGATGGGGTGGATGTTGGTACCCATACTGTCTCAGCCACGGGCGGCATTACGCTGACAGTGGCCGCCGCCAAGGTAGTGGCGGGGCTCGGTTACACCGCGCAGTTCAAGTCTGCCAAGCTGGGTGAGATCAATGGCCTGGGCTTACTGGATCGCAAGAACGTGCAGCGGCTCGGCTTTATTGCCGAAAACCTGCATTATCAGGGTCTGCAGTATGGCCCGGACTTCACCGAACTGTCTGATTTACCGCTGGTTGAGGACGGCGACGTGACGCCGGCGAACACGGTCTATGCTGAATATCACGAGGACGATTTCGCCTTTGGTGGCGAATGGGATACGGATTCAAGAATATGCCTGCAAGCAGCAGCGCCGCGGCCGTGTACGATATTAGCGGCGCTGGCGGAAATGGAGTCAGTGGAGCGTCCGCGGCGCACACGATAAATGTGCGCTATGCCAGCGCAGCTGACATCCTGGCGTTTTACGGTGAGCCGGCACGCGGCACAGTACGGGCGCTGGTGGCGGAGATGGATGGTGAGGTAGTGGGAATTATTGGCATTGTTCGCGAGCCGCAATGGGGTTTGTTTTTTTCTGAATTCAAGCCGGCGCTGCAAGTGCAGCTCAAATCGATTACGATAATGCGAGCAATCAAGCGGGCGCTGACATTTTGCGACGATTACCGTGGCCCGGTGCTGGCGATTGCCGAGGACGCGGAGAGCTGTAGAATTATGCACAGACTCGGGTTTACGCACTTACACGGAGCGTGGTACGGATGGCTCAACTAGCGTTAGCAGTGGTTGCCGGTGGTGGTAAGGCCATTGAGGCCTTCAATATCCGCAAGCAAAAAATTGCAGAGTCGCTGGCGTACCGCGAGGCCAAGAATCGCTCCATGGCGACCACTACGCGCGAGATGGCCGAGGAGCAGCGCAACAAGGAATTCATGTACTCGCGGGCGCTGGCGGTGGCAGCGGCCAGCGGTGGCGGTACTGGCGATCCTGGTGTGGTGAAACTGCTCGGTGATCTCAATGCCGAGGGTGAATACCGCATCTTCTCGAGATTGTGGGCCGGCCAGAATGAAGCCGAGGGGCTGATTCATCGCGCCGAGGAGGCCAAAAAGGAAGGTGATGCTGCGTTTACTGCTGGCATTTTCAATGCGCTGTCAGCTGGCGCTGGCGCCTATGCGTCTGGTGGTGGCTCGTTTGGCGGTGGCGGCAGCAGCGTACCGACGACCAAGAAGGTCACAGTACGCTCGGCTGGAAATTTCAGATGACAGCAACGCAAAATTTCCGCGTCGACAGCTTCCTTGCGGGGCTTGCAATTAAGGCGCCGTGTGTGACGCACACAACGGTCAATATCACGCTGTCCGGTGAGCAGACTATCAACACGGTAGCGGTGCTGGTGGGTGATCGGGTGCTGGTCAAGGACCAGACGGACACCACTGAAAACGGCATTTACAACGTCGAAAGTGCGGCCTGGGTGCGTGCCGGAGATTTTGACGGTAATCGCGATGTAGTCAATGGCACACTGGTCATCGTTGCAATCGGCACCGCCGTTACCATCTGGGATTGCACCGGCACCAATCCGATCGTCATCGGCACCTCCGCACTCGCTTTCGCGCAGACCGTCTGATGCCGCAGATTCCAGAAGCCCCTGACTTCGGCGCCCGCCCTTCACTGCGCTCAAACCGCGTAGATCTGCCGGGTGCTGGTGATATTAGCACAGGTGAGGCGGTGGCCAAGGCGGCCAACACCTTTGCTGCCATTTACGGTGAGAAAAAGCGCAAAGAGGACCGGCTGAATTATTCGCTGGCGAAAAACGAGCTGCTGAATGCTGACATCGCACAGCGCGAGGCCTTGCGTGATGATGAGGACTGGCACACCTACGATGAGCGCTATGCGACTGGTTACAACACCACTCGCGATGAGGTGTATGGACGCTATTCGCTGAGCCCGGACGACATGCAGCTGCTGGATTCGGAGTCTGACCTGATTCGCGAACGCGGCCGGGTACAGGTGGCGGACGCATCCCGAGTGGTAAAACTCGATAACGAGACCGCAAAGATAGAGGCCAATCTGCTGCTGGCGCGTGAGCAGGTACTGAACGCGGACCCGGCAACCGCCAACGACATCATGCTCACACAGCTCGAGAGCATCTATGCCAATACGGCATGGGACGACACGCAGAAGGAGGCTAGGGCGCAGAAGTTCGTGCAGGACACTGCCCATGGCCGCCTCATTGCGATGGAGGTGAAAGACCGCATTGCTGAGCTGGAGCTATCAATGGCCAAGCGCAAGGCGCGCGGGCCGATCAGCATTGAGGATCTGCAAGCTGGCAAGGGCTCCGGCTCAATTGCGGACTTCCTCAACAAGGACACGGTCGCCGAAATGCTGCGCAAGGCCAAGGATGAGGATAAGCTCTCCACCATCCAGGGCGACGTGTTTGGCATCATCGATCAGGTGGTGGCTGACTTTCCCGAGACTGATGCAGCGAGCCTTGCGGCGCGGAAAAAGTCCGCCCGGGCCCTGTTGGACCGATCGGATCAGGACTACGGCGCCAAGCGCAACTTCCTCGAACAGGAGCTCAGCGAGCGCAATAGAGAGGACCTGGCAATCAAGAACCTTGGCGTCACCGAGCTGGAGCTGGAGATGATGGACCAGATTCGCGCCGGTACATCGCTTGGTGGGCTGTCGCCGGGCGATATGTCGTTGCTGAGTCCGCAGCGGCAAAAATTCATCAAGGACTTTGCGGCGCAGTGGCAACGCGATGAAGGCTATGCCGCGGCGAGCGTGCCGGAGAAGTTCCACGAGTGGTATCAGCTCAGCTCAAAAGAGCAGCTGCAGACCAATCTCAACACTGCCGAGTGGATTTCACAGCTTGACCGCAGCGACTGGGACCGCATGGTGCGTGAGCAGGATGCGATGAAAAAAGGCGCCGAGACCGCCAAGGACCCGAATATCTACCGCGGCGATCCGGATGACGAATTGCTGAAAAACATGCTGGTGGGTGGCCCGCACAGCCTGTTTGATCGTATTCCGGCGCCGGGAAAGAAGGACTATGACCGTTACCTCAGAATCGACGGTGCGGTGAACAGGGCACTCACCGATGCCTCCTTGCAAAAATACAATGAAACTGGTTCCGGCTACCTGTCACCGCAGGAAGTGCAGGAAATTACCGCGCACACCATCGGCCAGATTGTGTACGTGGAGGGCTGGTTTTCCGGTACGCCGCGCACACAAATTGGGCTCAGTGAGGAGGAGCGCACCAGCGGCGAGGTGTACGTGGATATTGATGAGATTCGCGGCATTGCGGCACTGCCGGACTCGCAAGGCAATCCACAGAACATGGAGCAGTTCCTGCGCAATTTCGCCGTCAACGGCGACAATGTCAGCGAGCGCGACATCGAGAAGGCTTACTTCCTGTGGATCAGCGGTCAAACAGCAGAGGCCGAAGCCCTGCTCTCGGAGTAACTCATGCCACAGGGCGCGCTACCGGAATACGACGACTACCTCAAACAGCAAGAGACTGAGAAGCGGCTGATAGTAGGCAACGAGCTGGACGTTGAGGTCGACAAGGCGACAAGAGTCCTCAAGCTACGCGGCCAGACCGGTCTGCCCGAGGAGGTTATCGCCAATGATCTCGATTACATCGAGCAGCAGACCCGGCGGCGGGCCTTTGATCCGAAAAAGTACCGTGATACCAATCCCAAATTTGCCGAGTTTGCAGCCGCCAATCCCTATCATCTGGCCATCCTCAAAGACGATGAGGCAAACATGACCCGCACCGAATGGGTGATGGATGCCTTGTTCGACTGGAGCGCGGTGAAAATGGCGGGTAAGTCGTCGTTTGCGATGCAGGAAATGGGCATGATCGGCGACCGCCAGCGGCAAGGTGATTTCAAGCCCGACGATGCCGCGCGGCTCGAGGAGCTGAGGAAGTATTCTGTCGATCACGATTTTGACACCTCCGGCTTCAAATCACTGGTGGTGGAATTCACCAAGCAATCTGCCAATTTCATTGGCTCCTGGAAAGAGGGGCTGCAGACGGCCACGCTCACGGCGCCCGCGGGCGCGGTTGCTGGCGCTGCAATCATCGGCACACCGACGCTTGGGATGGGTGTGGCGCCGGGTGCTGTTGTCGGCTTTGGTGCCGGTTTTACTGCCGGCATGATCGGTGGTGGCTTCAAATACGCCGAGAAGGTTGAGGGCGGCCATGCTTATCTCGAATACCGCGAGCTGGGATTCACACACGATGACGCAGCCTGGGCGGCCACAATTGCCCGCAATGTCAATGGCCTGTTCGAAGCGGTCGGCGGCAATATCCTGTTTTCGAAGCTGCCCGGCGTGCGCAATCTCACTGGTAGTGTCGGTGATGAGGTGGTCAAGCAACTACTGGGTCGGGTCACGTTCCGGCAGGTGGCTGGCAAGGCGGTGCGCGACTGGGGTATTGGAGTCGCGGCGGAGATTGCAACTGAGGTCGCACAGGAGTCCATGACGATTGTGATGGGCGAAATCCTCAAAGCGCAGAATGATCGCGAGGATATGCTTACCGGTGAGCAGTGGGCCTCGCGCATGGCGGACATTGCCGAGATAACACTGAAAAGCACGGTGCTGATTGCCGGCATAGGACCGGGGCAGCGGTTGGTGGTGGACGGTCGGCGCGCACGCAACGCCAAATCACGGATGCTGGCATTCAAGGCGCTGGGCGAGGCGGCCACCGACTCCAAGGTACGGCAGAATGTGCCCGGCAAATACGCCCAGTTTGTCGACACCCTCACCAAGGATGGTGCGGTTGACAATATCCTCATCGACGCCGATCGCTTTGACACCTACTTTCAGGAAAGCGGCCAGGATCCGGATCAGATAGCGTCTGAACTGGGCATCACAAACCTCGAGGAAGCGCGTGAGCTGGGTACGAAGGTGGAGATACCAACGGCCGCGTTTGCGGAGAAGATTGCACCCACGGATCACTACGGCGGCCTGATAAACGATATCAGCGCCCGTGAAGGTGATATGACGGGGCGCGAGGCGGAGGAATTCGAGTCCAACAGAGAGGAGCTGGAGAAGGAAATAGAGCAACTGGCCGCGGCCACCGATGATGCCACGGTCTCGGCACAGCAGGAAATCGTCAAGGACATCACCGGCCAGCTGATTGCTGCCGGTACTGAGCGCGGTGCAGCGCAGCAGCAAGCGAGGATTATGGTCGGCATGGTGAACCTGGCCGAGCGTGCGGGCATGGACCCAATGGCACTATATGAGCGCATGTTTGCCGGCGTGAGGCGCGACCTGCCGGCCGGAGTTATCGGCGAGGACGTCGATGTACTGGTGGATTCATTGCTGGATCGCTTGCGCAGCGGTGATTTTCCAACACAGCGCGAGATGCAGGGGCAATCACTGGTAGAGCTCCTGCAGGAAAAGGGCGGGCTCATTGATGATGGTGGTGAGATCACGGCACGCGACTGGCAGGACCTATTGCCGGAGAATGCGCAGAAGGGCCGCGGCAAGAAAACTGCGGGCCTGAGCCTCGATGCTGCAGCCGAGGCGGCGGCGGAGTCCGGCTTTATCGCTGAGAACGATCCGGATTTATTACTGGAAACGATTGCAGCGGAGAAGGCCGGCCAGCCGAGATTCGGCTTTGACTCGCCCGGCGATCCCATAATGCGCGAGCTGGGCGATGCCCTGGATCAGCTGGCGAGCTTCATACAGGCCGAGGATATTGATCTGGATGTGCTCAGTAACGCCGAGGTGCGCAAGCTGCTGGAAGGCGGCGAGCGTTTCGAACAAATTGATACCAGTGAGCTCGAGGGGCTGATGGAGATGATTGGCGCCTTGGCCAGTAGTGAGGAGCAGATTGCCGGAGGCACGCGACCGGATCAGATTGACAGCATTCTTGCCAAGGTGGCCGGTAATATGCCGCATATCTTCGAACAGCAGGACTTTGGGGATTTGACGGATACTGGTACAGTGCGGGTCAAGGAAACCGGCGAGACTGCCAAGGTTGAGCGCAATACGCAGCAGGTTTTTGACAAAGCCGTGAAGCGGCGCAACGTACTTAACAAGCTACTGGAGTGCATAAGTGGGTGAATTGTCAGAGGAAATGAAACTATCTGATTTGCTCGAGCTGGTTAAGGGCGGCGCATCAATCAAGATCGATCGGCCGGCGACCAGCATTGCGCAGTTCGATGAGCTGGTGGAGGGCTTCAAGCAGCTGATTAAAGACAGCACCAACAGGACCGCGGCCGAGCTGGCGCGCTCACAGAGCCAGCTGGAAGTGCTGGCAACGCTGCAAACGCTGATAAAAACCAATGCAGGGGTGAACCGTTCACCCCCCCTGGACCTGGCACCGCTCGCCGAGGTACTCGCCAGCATTGATAAAAATTCCAAGCCGCAGCCGCGCTCTGTCTACGAGTTCGATATCCAGCGCACGGATCGCGGCTTCATCGACAAGATCATAGCGATACCCAAGCCGGTAACGTAATGCCTGTCATAGCTGGCAGTAGCATTGTCCCCTTGGTGTCGCCGGCCTCAGTGGTTGATATTTTTCAACTAGCTGCATTTACCGTTGCCGATATGACGCCCGAAGATGCGACCGCTTATGATGCTCTGGACGTTCCAAGCATGAGTTCCGGCGATTCATTCAATGACCCTGTTACTGGCGTGCTAACAACTAAAATAACTGATAATAGCACTCCGACTGTCAATGATTTTTCAGCTACTTATGCGACGATTGGGTTACAGATCGGTGGAGCATGGGGATTAAACGGCGATCAATACACATTTGGTTTTTTTAGACCTACTGGTGGTATTACTTGGCTTGTGGATTATCAGTTGGGCGGAATTGTAAGCAATTTTCGTCTTGGGCC